ATGACAGATTGTTTGTCTTGCGATGGATAGAATAAGAGCCCGGTTTTACCGGGCTTTTTTATGAAACAAAGCATAGGCTTCTTTATACAATAACTAAACGCATAAACTAAAAATATGAAAATTCAGATCAATCGAGTAGATCAAGGTGGCTTTAACGATTTCGTTAGCCGTTTGAAGAGCATCGACACCTTTCTGTACTTCAAGTTCAGAAAAGGTAATGTTGAATCAGCAGTGTATTTGCCACAGCGTGATGCTGTAAAAATGCACACTTTGCCAATCAGCGACATCTTCGCCATTGAAGGTGATTTGCCAGAAGGTAAAGAGATCAAGGTCGCATTCTTCGACGCTAACAAGGTGTTGGAAGCTGTTAAGATGTTTAACACCGATCAAATCTCTGCCGAGCTAGAATTGGTAGAGAATGAAGAAGACTATGTTGCTTCTTCTCTCAAATTGTTCAACAGTGAATTGGATATCACTCTTCTTTGTTCAGAGCCATCATTGGGCTTCAAAGATTTGACAGATTCTCAATTGCAAGTTATCTTCGATCGCGAAGGTTCTTCATTCGACTTCACTCTTGACACCTTCACTATTGGTAAGATTCGTTCGTTGTTCGGCCTTGATAAAGACGACACCTTCGAAATCAGCGCCAATGATTCTGGCATTCGTGCTAAGGGTAAAACCTACAACTACCAAGCTACTACCGAGTACAACGGAGCTACTGGTAAAGCTATCTTGTACAAAAAGTATTTGAACCTGTTGGACAAAGAAGACTACGCAGTATTCGTTTCTAACAACAAGGTCGTACTTAAGAGCAACGACACCAACACTCTACTGTCAATCGCTACTTGCCAATCGGCTGAATAATGACGATCGAAGAGTTAAAGAACGCTCCGATTGATAACCTTAGTTTAGAGCAGTTACAGACCTTGGCCGACCACTACGATCGTGAGTCGGCCAAGTTCACTGCTTACGAACAGGCTATCAAAGTTACACTGAACTCCATCTACGGAGCCTTCGGTAACAAGTGGTTTCACTTCTTTAACATTAACATCGCCGAATCAATTACGCTACAGGGTCAGAATGCTATTCTCTATTCCGAAAAGATTCTAAACAAATACTTTCAAGAGTTTTGGCACAAAGACACTAAGCTTCACGAAGAGCTTAACGTTAAAGTTAAAGGACAGTGTTACAAGCCAGCCGTTATTTACATCGATACAGACTCGTGTTACGTACAGTTTGATGAAATGTATCGCACGTGCGAATGGCTCGGTGATAAAATGAGTGTTGATCAATTTATTCAACACGTTTACTTTGGTCGAGTTAAGGAATACATTTCCAAAGCTATGGAGCTCTATGCTGTCAAAACCAACACCGATAACTTCTTAGTCTTCGAACTTGAAACCATCGCCTACTCGGGTATTTGGATGAGTAAGAAGAAATACATTCAGAACATCGCGTGGGAAGATAAACTAGCAGTTGACGAAAGATACAAGACGTTATCTAAGATTAAGACCATTGGTTTTGATACCATTCAGTCTTCGACTCCAACCTTTGCTCGGGCCAAATTAACAGAGGCTCTAAAGATCATTTTGGCCGAAGAAGGTGGTCCTTCTGGCGATACACTACAGAAATTGACATCTTTCTTAAAAGAAGCCAAAAAGCAGTTTAAGATGGTCAAGATCGACGAGATCTCTTTTAACAAGAGAACTAACAACATTGAGAAATACATCGTAGACGATCACATTGAGTTTCAGTTTGGATTGAAGTGTCCACCGAATGTTAAAGCAGCTGGTTACTACAACTTCTTATTAAACAACAACGCAAAGTATAAGACCAAATATCGCATGATCGGTAACGGTGAAAAGTTAAAGATTTATCACGCATTGGATCCAAACGGCATTAGCGAGATCTTCTCATATTTGCCAGGTGACCATCCGATAGAATTCGCACCCAAGGTTGATTACGAAACACAGTTCGAAAAGTCAATCATTGATCCCCTAAACAGGGTCTTAACGTCAGTCGGGTTACAGAATATCAATCGCAATTTGATCTACGCCACATCTTTATTCTAAACAAAAGTATTGTTGAACAGTATAAATTAAAAGTCATTTCAAAAATCATGGCAAACAAGGTAAAAGAAACAACACTAATGGAGCAACTACTTAAGCTCCATTCAGAAGAACCAAATGATATGTTATTTGGCGGCGAAGTTCGCAAAATCGTTTGGAAATTCATCCAAGAAAACAATCCGCCCTATTAATTATGAGTGCAGACGTCAATAATCCAAAACAAGAGGGCTTGAGTGAAGAACAAAAAAAGCTCTTCATGCAACGCTACGATTTCATTTACAAGGAGCTTAACCGCCTCCAAGACAACATGAGTCAGATGGAAATTAAGACCACTGAGTTGTTGACGGAACTGCAAGCTCTAAGGGACAAAGAAAGACAATACGAAGAATAATATGGCAAAGAAAATAACAGAATTCACTTTCGAAGATCTTAACAACGAACTAAAGGACATCAATCCGCTTGGTTCGGTGATGGAGACTTCTTCGTTTAGCGAAGTAACAGAATGGATCGATACTGGTAACTATCACTTGAACGCTTGTATTTCAGGTACAGTATTCGGTGGTTGGCCAAACAACAGGGCGTGTTCCATTGCAGGACCTTCAGGTACTGGTAAAACATACCTAATGCTTAACACAGTTAAGCGTGCCATCGATATGGGCTACAGCGTCATCTATTATGATTCTGAAGCTGCAGTCGATCGCGAACAGATGAAGAAGTTTGGTATCGATACCAATAAAGTCAATTATCAACCAGTTAATACGGTTCAAGACTTTCGTACTTCAGTGACCCGCATCACCAGAAAAATGCAGGAAGCTAAAACAGCGGGTGCAGAGTTGGCAAAGATAATGATCATTCTTGATTCGGCCGGTAATTTAGCAACAGCCAAAGAAATCGATGATGCAGCAACGGGCTCAGATAAGGCAGATATGAGCCGTTCAAAGATTTTGAAGTCAATCTTTAGAATCATTATGACTCCTTTGGCCGATCTGAAGATTCCTTTTCTGTTCACCAATCACACCTACATGACCCAAGACTACATTGCACGTCAGGTTGCAGGTGGTGGCACAGGCCCTGAATACGCAGCTTCAATTGTGTTGTTTTTGAACAAGGCTCAATTGAAAGAGGGCGATCAGAGAGCTGGCATCGTAGTGACTGCTAAGCCAAACAAGAATCGTTTTGCCAAACCACAAAACATTAAGTTCCACTTGCACTTCTCAAAGGGTATGAATCCGTTTGTTGGTCTAGAGCAGTATGCTACATGGGATATTTGTGGCGTTGATCGTGGAACTATCGATCCAAAGACAGGTGAGAAGATTCTGAAAAAGACAGCTCGCACATGGATCTGTAAGCACTTGGATCACGCTGTCGCTAACGTAGACTTCTTCACAGATACTGTTTTTACACAGGACGTATTGAAGCAAATCGATGCCCACGTCAAACCAATCTTTAACTACAACGTTGAAGAGATTGAAGATTTGAACATCGACGAAATTCTGGAAGATGCTATTAACGATTAACGAGGACCAAGTTCCAATCAAATTTATTCTAGGAGTTGAAAGGGATTTGGAAGGCTATCCAGACCCTTTCGATATCCTGCATTTTCAAGTCAACCTTTGTTACCGTCAACCCGATAGGTACAAAGGCACTTTCACTCGGCATGCTATGATCACATACTTCTTCAAAGATTGTGATCAAGAAATCATGGATGCTTCTTTGGCCAAACTGGTGGAAGAAGGTTACATCGAACAGACAAAAACAGAGCCCGGTAAAGAGGCTTACAAAATTATAATCAACCCATTCGAATGATTGCAGTATTTGATAACTTTCTAGATGGAGACCTGTTAGACGAAATCAAGAATGATCCGACCTTTTTCCAAGATCCTGGAATCTATTACTATTGGGGTGGTCCATGGAATAGTGAACCGGCCAATACCTTGAAAAAGAGATTGATCGAAAAGATTTGGTTGAAAAGTTCACCACTGAGCATAGTATACCACATCAATGGATTTGAGTATTGGACCGGCATTCAAACCGCAAATCCAGCGGTTGGTCACAAAAATACCCTAGTTCAACACTACGACAAGGACGAAGCCTGGTTTGAAAAAACAGGTGAAATAGTAACGCCGGTTATTGGAACAGTTTACTATCCAGGTATTGAAGAATGGGAAGGTGGAGATCTAGCAGTTTATACGGATGGTTTAGATAAGTCACCTGAAATTGTAAAGGCCAAACCGAATCGTTTGATTATTTTCGGCGCCGGTGATTATGTTCATGAAGTACTACCAGTAACGTCAGGTACTAGGCATGCCATAGCAATTAATTTGTGGGCCGCTGAACCTTACAGTAAACAAACTGGAGCTTTCAGCGTAGAACAGTAATAACAGTTTCAAAAGATACACGATAATGCAGTTCGGACAAGACTTCGAAAAAATATTCTTTAAGCTTTCTCTAACCAAGATTAAGTATCTTGAAGCAATCAAGAGCGGCTTCTACACGTCCGAAGAGATCGATCAATTGTCTCGTTTGGCTTACAAGTTCTACGAAAAGTTCCACGAGACACCGAGCCGAGACCAGATGAAACTTCTGGTCCAAAATAGTAAGGCTAAAGGTAAGATCAGCAACGAAATGGTCGAACTGATCTACGACACCAACTTAACAGAGTACGATGAAGAGTGGTTGACTTCTACGGCTGAATCCTGGATCAAATGGCGCAACTTTGATATTTCTCTGATCGATACAGTAGAATTTATCAAGAGTACGCAGGTCACACCCGAGAACGTCGATTCGATCGTTACTAAAGTTAAAACTTTGATCAATGATAGAAACAACTTGACTTTCAACTCAGATTTGGGGTTAGATTTCTTTGATGTTGATTCACACGATCAAAAGGAGGCCGATAAAGTTAGTTCGGGTTACAACTTCATCGATCGTCTGCTCGGCGGTGGTTACGACAAAGGCGGTAACCTAATTGTTTACGCAGGTGAACAGAACATTGGTAAATCAATTTTCTTGGCCAACGATGCTGCAACGTCTGTTAAGATGGGCCACAACACAGCAGTCATTACTCTTGAAATGGCAGCCCACAAGTTTGTCAAGCGTATCGGTTCAAATTTATTGAGCATCCCAATCAACGAGTATCAGGACAAGAGCCACAACAAGGAATACATCCAACGCCGACTAGAAACCGTTGGAAATGGTTTCACACCACCTGGACAATTGTTCATCAAACAGTTCCCAACTTCGCAAGCAACTGTTTTAGATCTTGAAGCTTATTTGAAGCAACTAGAAGAGGAGAAACGTATCAAGTTGAACGTGATTGTAATTGACTATATCAATATCTTGTCCAACTATCGTAATCCAAACTCCGAGAACACATACATGAAGATCAAGCAAATTGCAGAAGATCTTAGAGCCATGGGTGTTCGCAATAACTGGCTGATCGTAACAGCAACCCAGATCAATCGTAACGGTTACAACTCATCCGATATTTCGATGAGCGACGTGGCCGAATCAGCTGGTCTTTCACACACAGCAGACATCATGCTTGGCATCATTCAGGACGATTTAATGCGAGCTAACTATGAATACTGGTTAAAGATTCTAAAGATTCGTGACGGCGAAGGCAAGGGCACCAAGTGTCGTCTAATGATTAATTATAACATGATGCGCCTTACTGAAACCGAGGACATTACAGGTTCAAACATACATACATTATAATGGCAAGAGATAGACACGATAAGATTTTCGACAACTCGTTCGAAAGCGCAGAATTTGAATTAGATACCAATATCTCTTTTAATGTCAGCCCACAGTACTCTGACGATAGACCCGAAGAGGACAAGATTACGCAAAAGATCTTGCAAGAAAAGATTCACGAACTGATTGAGGCTTCACGCTTCAAGAAGTTCAATGAACTTGATGAGTTTTCTGATTCCAGAAAGCTGCGTAAAAACGACATCAACGATGTTTACGATTATGTATTGGGCGAATTGCTTAAAAACTATTCGCGCATCGATGTCTTTAGCGAACTATGCGATTACTTTAATCTTCATCCGACCAAGTTTTACAATTCGCTATCAAACGTTTTTAAGGAGGGATTGATCGAAGAACTCGACGATCGTACCGGTGTATTGAGTAAGAAGAACATCAACAGATTATTCTAATGATTGATCACAAGAATTTAGCCCAGCCTGTCAAACGGGTTTGGATCCTTGGAGATATGCATATGGGCATCAGGGCCAATTCGATGGAATGGCTTGATATCCAACGAGATTTTTATGAGAATGTGTTTATTCCAACATTGAAGAAACACGTCCAACCCGGCGATGTCTTGGTACAAGTGGGTGATGCGTTTGACAATCGTCAATCCATTAACTTAAAGGTGTTACACTACACTGTCAATTTGTTTGAAAGGCTCGGTGAGATTCTACCAACTCACGTGATCGTGGGCAACCATGATATTTGGGCCAAGAAGAGCAACGAGGTTTCGGCCATCGATTCCATTAAGTGGATTCCAAACGTACAGGTCTACAAAGAACCAGTTCAGTACACTTGGGCCGATAAGAATATTTTATTGATGCCATGGCGCAGAGATTCTGACCATGAGACTGAAACGCTAGCTGAATACCCAGAAGCAAACATTGTGTTCTGTCATTCGGAAGTTAAGGGTGTTGCCTTAAACAGCAAAGTCAAGAACCAACACGGTACAGACAGCAACAGCTACGATCGATACGTTGCGGTCTATTCGGGCCACATCCACTATCGTCAACGTAAAGGTCAACTTAGAATGGTCGGTACACCGTACCAATTGACGCGTTCAGACTCAGGCAACCCTAAGGGGTTTGACCTGGTTGATTTGGGCAGCATGGAAGAGACTTTCTTTGAAAATCATTATTCACCTAAGTTTGTTAAGTATAACTTAACCTCGCTGTACAATACAACCCTCGGAGCTTTTAAACAAAACATCGAGAACAACTTTGTCGATCTGTACGTGCCAAGCAGAATTGCTACTAACGCGTCTTTGAGCAGTCTAATCAACAGAATTCAAAAGGTCAGTCGTAAGATCGAACCCAACATCTATCAAGAACAGGATATCATCGACAAGGATCTTTATGATATGGGAGAGATCGAAGGTCAGTTCAAAAACTACAACATTCAACACCTGTTTAGAACATACGTTGATCAGTTACCGCACGAGGATCATTTGAAACAAAAGATTCAGTCGAAGTTAAAAGAATTACACGATCAATGTGCGTATAACTACACGGCAGAAAACGAGGGCTGATGAAAATACACTCTATCGAATTTAAGAACATCGCTTCTTACGGTAACAAAATCCAGAAGATTGAGTTCTCAAACGAAAAGGCTGAACTATACCTAACGCTTGGTAAAAACGGTGATGGTAAGACTACCATTGCCAATGCTATTATCTTTGCACTGTACGGTAAGGTTGAAGGAGTTCGTATGAACGATTTACCCAACCGTATCAATAAAGATTTGTGGGTTAGGATCAAACTAAGATGCGGCTCCATGGAGGTTGAGATCGAAAGAGGTTTGATGCCTAGTAAATTCTCAGTACTAATCAACGGCGTGGAGTTTGATAAGGCCGGCAAGCGTTCAGTTCAGGAGTACCTAGAAGAGGAAATCTACGGCATCCCGTATCACGTTTTCAAGAACATCATTATTCTTTCAATCAACGACTTTAAGTCTTTTTTGACCATGAGTCCATCTGATAAGAAGCAGATCATTGACAAGATGTTTGGTTTTTCAATTCTGAACGACATGCAACGCATGGTTAAAGAAGAGCGTAAGAACATTAAGTCAGATATTGATTCTTACGAATCAGAGCTTAGACAGATTGATGAGAGTATTGTTCAAGTAAAAATTAAATTGAACCAGCTTCAGGCAGATAGCGATGAAAAATCCAAGAATGAGATTGAAAAGCTAAAGAATCGTTTGATCAAGTTTGATGCTGATAGAATAAAGTTAGAGGAAGCTGGCACTAAATTAAGGGAGACTATCGGTAAATTTGAGGGCGAATTGGACACCAAATCAGAAAGCTATAACACTTTGCGCTACGAGATGGATGCCATAAGAAAGAAGCTATCACTGTATGAGAATAACGTTTGTCCAACATGTGAAGGTCCCCTTGACTCAGAATTTCACCAACACAAAAAAGCCGAATACGTAGAAAGAGTGGATTCCCTTCCAGCGACTATGGAAAAGGCCACTCAAAGCGTGAATGAGATTAAAAATAAGATTGCGGAAACCCGAGTGAAAGAGCGCGCTGTTTTGGAAAAAGTATCGTCTCTGAATGCTAGTATTAGAACGCTAAAGGGTGAGTTGGTTAAGATCAAAGAAAAAGCTACTGTCGGTGGAGAATTCGAACACTTAAACGAATTGATCAAGCAGTTTGAAGAACACGAGATCGTTAAAAACCAAGAGAAGAGCAAACAATCAAACGACTATCACTTCTTAGAATTGGTTGAAGAGATTCTCGGTGAAGAAGGCGTTAAGAACCTCGCAGTTAAAACCATTTTGCCAGGTTTGAACACCAACATTGCTGCAATGGCAAATACAATGCACTTGTCATTCCACATTAGATTCAATGATAAGTTTGATTGTATCATTACGCATTTAGGTGAAGAGGTCAATCCAATGACTCTGTCGACAGGAGAACGTAAAAAGGCAGATTTTATCATCATCATTGCGATCATTAAGATCTTGAAACTTCGATTCCCACAATTGAACCTGTTATTTCTTGATGAGTTATTAAGCTCAGTTGATGCCGATGGTGTTTACAACATCTTGAAGATTCTTTCTCAAGTCATTAAAGAGAATCAGATCAACACATTCGTTATCAATCACTCTGTATTGCCACACGAAATCTTCGATAAGAAGCTACAAATATATCGAGACAACGGGTTCTCTAAGTTCGAGATAGAGACTATCGAATAAGACGATATATAGGATATGAAAGTCATCAAAGCTATTTCTTTGTTTTTTGCTGCGCTTGCAGCCTTCTTTCAACCGATTCCAGTTCAACACAGTAACGGTATGTGCTGCGCTGAGTGTGCGTTTGCATTTAAGAAAGAAGAAGAAATAGAAATTGTAGACGAAAAAGAGGAAAATACAGAAGCCTAATGGCAACGTATAACGTTAAATATAACGCGGACGATAGCGTCGTAAGACACATCATCATTGGTCTGCTAGCAGACTTAAACAACAAGGTGTTCTTCTACCGCCAATTGGATAACGACACACGTGTTGAGGTCGATGTGCCGTTCTATTATGCCGTGGCAGGTGACGAGGATTTCTTGAGAGACAACTTCTTGTTCTTGACCAAAGACGGTTTAGGGTGTACACCGGAAGATCTGAAGGCTGATGGTAATTATGATGTGGTACCAAGAGGTGTTGCAAACTTCACAGGCATGTCGATCGATGCATCGAAGCTGGTTAATAAAAGAACCAGAGGCGAATATGCTAAGATGAATCAAAACGGCGCCATGGAAGGTTACACCGCTGAATTTGAAATGATTCCGATCACAATCAACTTCGACATTGAAATCATTACATCTTCTCAACTTGACAACTTCAAAATCACCGAAATGATCATTAAGAGGTTGTACAAGTCAAACTATTTTAACGTTGAAGTTGGACACTTGAACCAGGGCACTTACCGTATAGCCTCATACTATGCAATGCCAGAAGATTACGGTCTTGAAAGACCGATAGAGTTTACGTTCGACTCCAAAGAAGGTTATAAAATCACCTTTTCGGTTGAAGTTAACTCATTCATTCCATCGTTTGAGTTTGATACTGAGATGCACATCGGTAACAGAATGTTCGAGATCGAAGCGTATTTGACTCAACAAGTTCCAAACCAAAAGATTGATAGAACCAGCAATCTGGTCGACAAAGATATTATCGATCGCAACGATTTGTAACAGATATATAAAGAAGAATAAAATAAATCACGTTTAAGATGATTATTTCCCCACTATTTCAAATTAACGAAAACGAAGTTTTAGTTTCAGTTAGAGATGTAGCTTACATCGTTAATATCGAAACTAACGAAATGCACGAGGCTGAGGGCACTCTGCCAGCCCAATTCATTGCATTGGTTGAAGCATTGAATACGTTCAAGTTCAACGACAACAACATTACTTGGTACCACGGCATCAGCAGAATGATCTACAACATCGAAGAGTCTAAGTTCTACTTGGGCAACTCTGAGATTCTTGCAGAGTCTTTTGTTAATCATGTTATGGCTGCAGGTATTGTTAACTACGCAGACAAGCGTACGGCAGAATTGTTCGTCGAAGCTGCTAACAACAGCGATAAGTTCATCGTGCTTGATTTCGTCCAAACTTTTGAAGGCAAACTAAACACAGTTGACCTATTCAAGCTAGACGAGAACGTGTATGCAACTACATTTAATAAGTCTACAAGGGTTCAAAGGTTTAATAAGGTAAACACAGCTAACACAGCTCTAGAGCTTGTAGCTGAGAAGACTGCTCTAGACGCAACTGAATTTTTGGCTGAGTCTCTAGAAGGCGAAGCAGCTGAAAGAGTTGTGGTTCTAAAGAAGATCGATGAGTTGGTTGAAATGGTTCACTTCCTAAAGGACCAGAGGGGCCTACTAGCCGACGCTGACAGATCAATCGAAGAGATTAAAGCTGCTGATGCATTAATCGAAGGTGAGATCAAGAAGTTCGAAGAAGAAATCTCTTCGCACAGAGCAACCCTGTAAGTTTAAGTTACTATTGTTAATAAAAGGTCGGAAAGATTAAACTTTCCGGCCTTTTGTTCGTATAATAGAATATCAAATGATACACACACTGTAATCGTGGCAAAAAACTACTTAAATAACAAAGATCTTTACGCCGAGATCGTGAAATCTAAGGAACAGGATAAACTAACACCTACGGCTGAAAAAATGTTAATTTTATTGGCTGAAAGGGCCATTCTTAAGATGAAATATGTTAACGACGACGATCGCGACGATTGTTTACAGTTTGCACTGTTGGACCTATTGAAGTACTGGCGTAACTTCAATCCAAAGTATCCAAATGCTTTTGCATACTTTACCGAAATCGCAAAGCGGGGTTATGCTAAGGGTTGGAACAAGATTCACCCACAGAAATACAAGAACACTCTTTCGTTGGACAGAAAAGGTTACAGTGATAACGACCACGACGGAGGCATTTACACAATTTAATGTCAATCAAAAGGGTCAAACCAACTAAAAAATCTGGATATGTTCAGGGCTACTACAATCCTATCAATCGGGATAAGTATGTTGGTCCTGAACCTATTATTTTTAGATCCTCTTGGGAACGTAAGTTTATGATTTGGTGCGACAAGAACGAACGGGTTATTCGCTGGTCTAGCGAACCGGTTGAGATCATGTATTGGTCTTCAATTCAAAAGAAAGCTCGCACATACAACCCTGATTTTTATATCACAGTTGAGCAAAACGACGGATCACACGCACAGATGTTGGTCGAGGTCAAACCAGAATCCCACATCAAAAAGCCTCAACCGCCAAAGACCAATTCCCACAAAGCAGTTGAGAATTACAAATACTTGGCCGAGCAATACATTACAAATCGAGATAAATATGTAGCGGCTCAAAAGTATGCTAACGATCGGGGCTGGAAGTTTGTCGTCATGACAGAAAACTCACTTAAGTAATGGGAGACATCAAGAAAAGCATCAGTAAGGCCGTAAAGGAATCGGGTTCAAAAGCCAATGCTCGAAGAGATTCTGAGAAGTGGTACACTGCAGCCTTGAACAACTTTCAAGACGGATCAGTGGTCAAGAGTTCAGCGACCCGATTCATGCCCGGTAAAATCTACGTCTTTAGATATGACAACCCAAAGACAATTGAAGATTTAGACTGGTGGGACAGAAATCCAATTATACTGGCCCTTGATCCGGTAGGTACAAACGACTGTGGTATCAACTTAAACTTGCTACCTATCAAAATCAAAGAACAGTTGCTTGATGACATTTATAGTCGCATGGCAGGACAGATTAAGACAAGAACAACTAGGGCACAATTGAAAGCAGATTTGCAAGCCCCATTGAGCCTTTCTTATTCCGGTGCAAAGAATTATTTGAACCGTTATGGATTTGGTTTTGCAGTTAGACAGTACATACCACAAAGAAAAACAAAACAAGCTGTAGTATCCTACGAGAACTGGTGGAGAATTGCTCTTTGCGATTTTATTCAGTTGGAGGGTTCAACAATACAGAGCGTTAGGAGACAGTTCTCCAGCTACTTCAAAAAATAAGATATATAACGAGAAACTAGTTTTTAATCATGGCAGGATTTGTAGAGAACAGAAACGGTCCCCTTTCAACGGGTAGAAGACCTTTCACGCTGAGTGATGGCTTAAAAAGGCTATCGTCTTTCGGCATGTACTATGATGATTTGGTTCTTCGCCAGTCTCAGGGTATTGGTCCAACTGAAGCAGCATTAGGATACGGTCAGATCAATCCAATGGGTGTTGATAACGACGACATCTATTCTGCGTTTGCAGCATTGTCGATGACCGACACTAACATGCGCAAGCAGATTCCTTTCTTCGACAAGAATTATACTGTTAAGAGAGACGAACTGAGACGCTTTGCGATTCACGACGAAATCGAAGACATTCTTGATATCTTGTGTGACGAAACAGTCGTATACGACGAAAAGAACTTCTTCTGTTACCCTGACATCATAGGTTACGAAGTCTCTGACGATGTTGACGCATACTTCAAGCGTTCGTTTAGAGAGATCTACCAGTATTTTGGTTTTAACACAGACCAATCGGCTTGGTACTTCTTTAGAAAGTTCTTGATTGACGGTTATCTATCGTTTGAAATCATTTATTCACCAGATCAAAAACAAATTATCGGCTTCAAAGAATTGGATCCTGTGACGCTAATGCCAGGTTACAATAAAGAAGACGGTAAAAAAGTTTGGATTCAATACAAGGACGATCCTATCAAAGAGAGAGTTCTTTACGACTCACAGATCATTTATATCTCATACTCATCAATCACAACAGCATCAAGAGTTTCTTATGTTGAGAGATTGATTAGAGCATTTAACCTAATGAGAATCATGGAACACACCAGAGTTATCTGGGCTGTGACTAACGCTTCATTTAGAATGAAGTTT